TTTTCTAATACCCTTATTGAGTATGTATTCACCAATCATAGTATCATATACTTTACCAGTGTATTTAAATCCTGCCTCTAGTAACCACATCAAATCAAATTTAAGATTGTGACCTATTAATAATGTAGTTTGGTCTAGTCTTTCCTGTATACTATCGTAGCATCCTTCACTAACTTTTTCAGAATGATAAGTAAAATAATATTCGCTACCAAACTTTGATTCTAATCCAACACTTACCAGTTTATTGTCTGGATGAAATGGTGATGGATCAAATCCATTGTTTTTATTTTTTTGATATGTTGTTTCTACATCAACTACTGTAATCATACATCGTACCTACTTATCTCTCTATAAATTTTAGCATCAATAATTCCATGATACCCATTTATTTTATTTTTAGAAATACATAATGATCTATCCATATTCTCTTGACCATTTGTATCTGGTGCTTTACCTACACCAATAATTAAATCAGCCTCAGCTGCCTTACCAGTTCTAGAGTTCTCCATCATATTAAAATCCATATGTCTTTTATTATGTGCATCGTTAGATGCTTGTGATATTGCAATGATAGCACACTTTCTACGTTTTGCAATCTCTCTTGCACTAGTATATATTGCTCTGAGTTTTTCATCTGACCTTGCGTATATACCAGAAATATTTACTTTGTCAAGCTGATCAATGACAATAATATCTGGCTTATGCTTTTCACAATGTGAATCTATATCATCCATTGTCCAATCAACAGTATCGTACAGTTGAATATTCTCTTTTATTAAATCCCATTTACCATTTGCAATCTCTATGTTCTCAACTATTTCTTCTCTTGTCATTCCTGTATAGCAGGATATGGCTCTCATCTGAGTTCTAACTGCAGGTTCTTCATTTATAAACGCATGAACTTTAGCACCTTGCTCAGCAAACCCATCTGGTGATGAAACTAAACTAACCCAAAAAGCAGTCTTACCTGTCTCTGGTCTAGCAAATACAATCATTAAATTACCATCACCAATACCTCCAACCTCATCTCTCAATGTAGATATACTAAACTTCCATTTAGTTGTATCAACTAATTGGTTCATAACTTCTCCAATGTTATTAGATACAGATTCTACTTTCTCATCTGGTGTATTTGTCTTGTGCTTTTCTATTATAGAAATAATATCATTAAAGTTTGCAGGCTTACCATTAAATATTTCAGTAGCCTCAACTGCTATCTTCTGTGCAGTCTCTCTTTCTACAAGAACTTTCATAATATCTTTTGCTATTTCGTTAGATGGTTCTTGTACATCTTTTAAGTCTTCAATCAGTTCATTAAATTTTATCTTCGCTGCTCTAGTTAATGCAGGATTATACATTGTAGTATGTAATCCATATAACTCATCTACCTTTATTGACTCCTCATACTCAGAGTGTGCTCGTTTGATTGTATCAAACAAAGAACCTAAGTCACCCTCAAATACACTGCTTGATACTGAGCCTTTGTACTGGTCGTAAAAAGATTTATCTAACATCTTTTTTAGTATCTGCTTTTCCATCGTGTCTCCCTTCATTATCTTCTGTTGATTGCTTTTTGTACTTTTAATTCGTTCTCTAATATAACAGTAATTGTGTCAAGTTTGCTTTGATCTCTTTGATTCCACTCTGCTTTGTTTGTATCTATAATATCATACTTCCAGTTAGTCCAACTTTCAAGTATCTCTTTCATCATTTCTTCAGTCATAAAATATACTCCTTATCTCATCTGTTTTAAAATATTTTAAATCATCTTCCAATGCTTTTACTTTTACATTTGTAAAACCTTTTGATCTTAACTCTTTTGCAATAGAGAAAGATTTAGTAGTTGCATCTCTATCTAGTGCAACATAAATATTTTTATACTGCATGATATGTGCAAGGTGTGTATCTGCTAGTGATGTACCCATCAAAGCAATACCAGTTAGTACACCAGATACTGCACATGCAGAAGCACAATCCTCTACAATAACTGCATCATCACACTCACCACAAACAAAAGGAACATGTTTATTACCATACATAAACCATTTAGGATATGTGTCCTTGTTTAATGCCCTGCCAACTGCACCTGCATATTCATTTGTATATTTATTTTTAACTACAAATACAACTCTGTCTTGTGCTACATCATATTTTATATCTGCTCTATTCATCATAAAAGAATCCCAACAGTTATTATTTCGTAAATACTTCATTGCTTTTTCATGAGAGAATGGTGACTTAAAACTTTCTGGTATGCTAAATACTGACAACTCTGAATCATTCTTTTTATTTGAGAAAGTATTAATGACATAGTCCATAGTTTTCTGTCCCTCATGCTTTCCTTTTGCTTTACATGAAGCATGAAAACAATACCAACCTATGCTGTTACCAGTGGTATCAATAAGCATTGTATTACTATGATGACAGAATGGACAGTCTGTTCTTTCTTTGTGATCTTGTTTTAAATTTAGATTTTTAATAACTTCTAACTGTTGCTTATAATTCAACTTGTACTTCCTCGTATGTTATCACATATCTATCTTGGCTAACAAATTCATTAGCCTCTATTTTCATTAGATTGTTATTTAAATAATAAGCTACATTATTTTGTAGCTTTTCTAGTGTTGGCTCTTCCTCGAATGGTATTATTGCTACTGCTTCTATTCCTAGTCCTGCTAGTCTTACTTTGTATTTTTTCATCATTAATTCCCTTATCATAGTTTACTTCATTTGTCAAGTCATATTTTGATTTTTTATAAAATTTTGGATGTCGCCAAACAAATGTCATGTATTAAATTCCTCCACAATACTTTCATCCCACAAGTCAACAGCAAAAGATTTATCTTTTAGTCTAAAAGAAAATTGATTACCCTTGCCATCTAGGTACATAGCATTCTCAGTCACCTCGCCACCTAATTGTTCAACGAGTATTCTAAACTTAAGTGCTAAGGTAATTGTGTCACTCATTGTTTTCCTCCCATGTCCCACCAGTGTATTCTAAATACCACTGATCAAATGATTCGTCTCCACCTAGTGGTCTTTTATATTTTTCACATTCTTTTTCATACCATTGCCTTAACTCTTTATAGTTTTGTAAGACATTTGCTTTTGCTTCTTCTTTGCTATTCCAACAATAGCTATCCATCATATCTTTTTTTATACTGTGGTCATAACAATTACTCATTCGTCCTCCTCATCTTCGTGCCAGAAAACAATATTATTTTCTATATCATGATCTGCTTTTGCTAGTTCTTCTTTTGTATAGGTATCTAAATACCCCCAATTTGTATGACCATAATTGTCTCTACAATAATCGTCTATGTATTCACTGTGATCGCTTGCCATATACATCTCCTTCTATTTGATCAGCTAAATTTTTTAAAGCCTGCTCTATATCTTTTGGTATTATATCTTGATAGTCATTTATTATTTCTCTTATCTCTAAGACTATTTCTACCTTGTTCATTCATCCTCCTTTACATCTGAATTATTTAATGCTATACATAAACTTTCCATATCATTTGCATCAAAATTTATTTCTTTTATATGTTTTTTGCCTACTAAATCAACATTAACACCATTGTTTAATTCATATTCATTTGAGTAGTATATATCATCATATAAATATATAGTTCTATCTGCCATATTAATGCTCCTTATAACTTACTTGTTTAACTGAACGATTCCAACATGCACGACAGCTACCACACTCACCATCTTGTTTGTAAGCAGGGCATTCTCTACCTACTGCTTTCTTATCTTTATGCACACCCGATGTCCACTTCCAAAACTTAGGTGGTGGACTATCAACTTTAATTGCTGACACACGCAGACATAAATTTTTAGGTACATCTTTCTCGTCTAACTTATCTATGATTGAATACTCTCTAGTAGCTAGCCAATGTTTTATATGAGGTGTCCCCTCGCATACTTCAAATATTTTCATAAGATGTGAATAGGATTGCAAATCTCCAGAGTCAAACCAACGATGAAAAAGCCTTGATTTATCTAGGTTTTTGTACTTTAGTGTGATTAATTCTATCATGTAATCTATCCACTCATCACATTCAATGGCATCATACCTCTTTTTATAAGCAAGTTTTACTATTGGAAATACATAGCAACCTTTGTCTGCATAACATTTATTACAAATAGTACCTTCTATCTTTGCTAACTTACTGCCAGTAATACATTTACTAGTAGGTATGCCCCACGCAAACGAGGGCATCTTACTAGGATTAGATAGCTTACCTATCTTTGCTTCTATATCTTTAATTTTCATATGATTATTACTCCTAATATAAAACCAATAATAAACCAAACAATCTCTGTTCGGTAATACAATGATAATTGATTAACTTTTCTTATTAATGCTTTCATAATAT